AGAAGCAGTGAACAAGTTCACGCCGTCACCGGATTGGAATGAATTGGTGAATCCATTGTTTAGAGGAGAAGCAGATTTTACTTGCTTGGTGTACGCCATAGCCCTAGCAAGAGCTTTGGTGTATCTCGCAGATAGCGAGTCATACAAATTATCTTCCATCGCCTCTTCGGTAATTGCAAATCCCATCGCGATTGTCTCGTGATTGAACCTTGCTGTGAAAGCCTCTTGTGCTGCATCGTAGGTGATTGCCTCACCTTCTCCCTTAACAGGCGCAGAACCAAAGCCTGACAGCTTTACCTCTTCCTCGAAGCTACGATCAGATGATTCAGTTTCGTAAATCATCGTGTGCTCGTCTTCGTATTTTTCATACTCCAAACCAAAAAGAGCATTAAGCCCCGGCAGGAGTTCTTTAAGCATTTGCGCTCTTGAAATTGCCATTTCTTAGATCTCCTTAAACGCCAGTGGTGTTTCTGTACTGATGCCCAACGTTAAATATAAACAGAGCATCGGTAAATGAATCACCGATTGAGCTTTCTGGCCCATCATAAAAATCATAGATCTTCAGTGGGAATGTGTTGGTTGTAGCAACCGAGTCTGCATCAACAGCATTTTTGCTATTACCTATGCTGGTAGATCCAGCAGTTTGAATAACATCAAAGTTTGCGCCTAGTGCTGTTTGAGCAATCGTGCCATCACCCTGCATTAAAAAGACCACATCTGGATCTGTTAATACATAAGCCATGATATCACTCGCAGCAGTAGATGCTGGGTATTGTTGATTGAACGTCAGTTGTCCCGAAGTTGGATCGGTATATTTGCATCCCATAAAAATACCAATAGTGGTAAGAGATGCAGTACCCGTGTCCTTTTCAACCGTTCCAGCAGAAACTAATTTAACAAAGTCTCCGTTGAAAATAGCTGTCGCGTAGCCACTGGCAATTTTGATGTGCTGAACTTTTCCGGTAAAGGAACCGCTTGCGCTCATCGTATTGACAGGTCTAGCTCCAAAAGGTGCAGCTGTACTAGCCATTGTTTATTTCCTTACAAATCAAAAGTTTATTATTTACCGAACTTACTGACTCGTGAGGTTCTCTCTGGTTGCAATAAAGGCATTCGAGAGTCGCCTTCTCGTAAGTAGTTTCGGTCTACACTTTCCATCTGTTGCGATGCTACGTCTTCGTAATAACGCTGTCGTGATTCCGCAACTTCCCGTGGAGCCTTACAAAGCAACAATCCACCTATATGCACACAACCCGGATACTTACTATTCTCATCCGCTACAATCTCAAGCTCTGGATGATCTTCGATTCTGCATGGCTCCCAGCCTTCCCTAAATCTCATAGAGACATTAGTGGCATCAGACTGACCTTGCATATCTGTTCTGATATATCGAAAAACATATCCGTCTTGTGGTATCGGATCAGGTAGAAGTGTCGGCGGTACAAAGCTCTTAGGTCTTTCGCTTTCGCTTCGTGTCTCCGTTTCTCTTGGTGCTCTTTCTTCAGACATCTTAATTCCCCATTTGTTGACGAGCGTATTGCTCTGGTGTAATTCCTAATCGTTTGCACAAAGCTATTTGAGAACTGTTGAGCTTCACTTGACGCTTACCCCCGCTAGTTCTCTGTGCCGATGCTACGACAGTGTTGGGTTTGCTTGACGTATGTTCTGCCTGTTGCTGTTCTTCTACGCCAAATGCCTTTGGAAAAGACTTCCTCAACGCCTGATCTATTGCCTCAAAGTATTGTGGAGAGTTTCTCTCTATTCCTCTTTTAGACAACATTTCGTCTAGCCCGTAAGCAAATCCTGTGACTGCTTCATTTCCGGGTGCGCCGAACCAAGTATTATTTGCCAGCCAAGTCTGAAGCCTTGGATCTAGCGGTTGTTGCGATGGCTGCTCCACCGATTCTGGAGCTTGTTGCTCCGTAGACGGCTGCTGCATTTGGGGTTGATAGTTATCTATATAAGCTCTATCTGCCTGTACCCTTGCAAGCTGCTCTTGAGCAGCAACCATTCCATCTGTATCCCCATCTTCATGGGCTTTTTTATATCTTTCTCTTGCAGACTCTAATTCTGCTTGCGTTCTTGTCTGAACACTTTGTAGAAGAGCTTGTTCACTCTGACCAACCAAACCCTGCAATCTGCTGTTCTCATCTTGGGCTTTTTTGGCAAAAGCAATAGCTTCTTCTTTTAATCTCTCAGCTGCTTCTTTTTCTCGACGCTGCTGATGATATTCGTATTTCAGACGATTGATTCTTTTCTTAACAGTCTCATCTTGAGTTTGAATCTCTTCGTCTATGTTGAATGGCTCAACATTTTCTCTGACGGGGCGACGATCTTCCTCTGGAGTATCATCTACCGCTATAACTTCTATCTCCTCTTGGGGAGATATTATTTGTTCGTTTTCTTCGTATGCTGCCTCAGACACGTTTAATACCTCTTGGATCTTGTACTACCGCTTCGGGTGTATCGTCATTAATTAATCGAAACTCTTTTCCATGAATGCTAATTCTGGTTCCGCTGTATGATCTCATTAATACAAAATCACCTTCTTTACACCACGGCCCCGTAGGAAATCGCTTTTCGTCTTTATAACAATCTGGCCCCATAGCTATTACAAAACCAACAATAGAAGCTACTTCTTCTATCTCTAATGTTGACTTTGCTTTTAGTATCCCTCCTTCCGTTTTCTCCTCAATCTCAGGCAATCCAATAAGTATATGATACCCTGTCGGCACTGGAAGCTGTGAAGCTACTTCTGCCTCACCTTCATCCTCCTTGCCAATGGATCTGATATCCACCGCTTTATCTGTCATATTTCCTCTCTGCAACACTTAATGGGAAGTGTAGAACCCTTGTACCCTGCTGGTACTATTCTTCTGAAAAGACTTTCTCTGCTACAGTCTTAATCTCCAAGAC